TAGAACAAAAGTATATTATGTGCTATGAAGATGGTAGAAAAGTCATAGTATCTGCTCAAAGTCTTGAAGATGCTATAGAACGATTTAAGGAACTTAGAATAGACACAGAAAGCAAAGAGATAAGAGTATTGTCAGCATACGAAATGTACAATCAGCATAAGAAAATGTAATTGGTTAATGTGTTAATTTTAAGTTTGCCATATAGTGCGGAGAATTGCCTTCGCACTTTTTTTTATTTTTTTTTATATTTTATGTATAATAATATTATTTATATTATATTTGTATTTATAATTACTAAAACAAAGATTATGAAAGAGCCAATTATTGAGACATACGTTCCACAAAACAAGCGCCTTCCTTTCCAGATTGCTGGAGGTGTTGGAGTTGCTTTTGTTGTTGGGTTAATTTATTCACCAATTAACACCCAATACAATTATACTTCCTTTGTTCCTTTAATTCAAAGGGACACGGTTTACGTTCACAAAATTACCTCCCTTACCATCCAAAGCAAAGAGGAAAAAAAGGAAGTTGATGAAAGTGCATACGGATCACGCTCTTATGGTTATGAGGTGCGCAAGTTATCTGGATTACAATTAAGACAAACGCTTGAAGGTCGAGGGTTTAGGAATTTAAAAAATATTGACAGGGCAAAATTAAGACGTATTTACCTTGCGTATTGCTATGAAAGTATGCTAATGAATGTCCACCTTTTAACTGATTTCCCAGTAAGCATGATTTATTCATTTTTTATTATTGAGGCTACAAGTCAAGGTATTGAAACAGACCTTTGGAGAAAACACGCAAACGCTGGTGGTGTAAAGGCTTTAAAAGGTCAACAATCAGTAACATATAAAACACGAGAGGTAATAAGAGGTAGAGACAAGTATATAAGAGCAAAGTTTATGAAAGCAGAAACAACGGAAGAAGGTATGAACCTTTGGGCTGGTGTTCTTAATTCCGGAAGGTATGCAGCCTGTAAAAAGGCAAATTACAAAATAAAAGGAATTAAACTTTATGAATCAATTTGCAAATGTGTTTACAAGTCTGGTTATCACACCGATAGAGATTATAAGTTTAGAGCGACATTAATGGCCGAGTACTGGCAAATTAAAAAGGATAACTTTCCTTTAAAACAAAATTACAATGAATTTTAAATATTAACCAATGGAAAAACATTTTACAAACACTCAATTTAAATGGACATTTGAAAGCATATCGGACAATATTCCGACTATCATGCTTCTTACAATTGTCTTAACCTACGGTATAAATGCATATCTTACCGCTATATTTTTACCAATGGAATTTTGGTTAGCTATCATTGCTGCTTCAATTCTTCAATTAGGGCGATTTGCAGTCGTTTTCATGGACTTTCTTAATCCAACTAAAGGTAGAAGCACTTATCCACCTAAGATAGCGTTAGGAGCAACTATAGTGGCTTTAGTAGAAATCTTTTTTGGTTTACAAGAACAATACCAAGGCGGTGAATTTATAACCATGTTTCTTTTTGTTGGTACAATTGTAGTTTTTGGTTATCTTTTGGAAATAAACTTTGTAGACAAAGGTGTTGAAGCTTACGGAATAAACAACCAAAAAAAAAACAAGAAGAAGAACACCCAGGAAACCAAAAGAGAACAAACAAACAATAGAATTAAACAAAGCAATATCATGAAGGTAATCGGTGTAGATCCTGCAATAAGGGAAAATGGTCAAGCGATTTGTATATTAGATACAATGACAAAAAAAATAGAGTTTATGAAATTTAAACAGTTTGTTGACTTTTTAAACTACATAATGAACATTGATACAAATCAAGACTACTACTTTATTATCGAAGACTCATCTATGCAAAACATTACTTTTATAAAAGGCTATAATCACAATGTTCAGAGTTCAATTTCAAGAAGAGTTGGCATGAACCAAGCGGCATCAACCATTACAAAACAATGGATTGAGGTAAATAACTACAAACATATTTGTGTTAGTCCCTTGCAAAAAGGTGCAAAATGGAATAAGCAATATATGTTAGCAGTTCTTAAAGGAGAAGATTATATTACGGACATTCCTGCAATAAAAATAACCCAGGATATGATTGACGCATTTACCCTTGTTTTTAAATTTAAACCAAAATCAATATGAAGACTAAAAAAACAGATTATTTAAAGTTGGCTATCATGACAGATAAACCTGTTAATTTTAATCTACAAGTTCCATCTTTCAATGCTCTTGTAACATTTTACAGTAAGCCGATGGGTTCAAATTTAGGTGAACCATATAAAAATATGGAATCTAAAAGAATTGCATCTATATTGGCAAAAGCAATAATTAGCAAAAAACTTGAACCAAGCATGGAAGGTAAAGCAATCGATATGATTAAAAGGATAGGATACTAAAATACTTTTTAATTGCATTAAAGTGAGCATTGGCAATTTTATGTTGACTTTCCTTATTAAACATCTTCATTGCATCGTTCCTGTCCGTAAAGAAACCATTCTCGGTTAATACGGCAGGAACTTTTACATTACAAACCATGTGGAATTTAGCTTCTTTGTCAACGTCACCATCAGTAATGTCTGGTCGCATTCTAAATAAATTAGTATTTTTTACCTCATTATATATTAATGTGGCTAAAGTATCTGCTTGTGTTTGACCTGGACTTGTAAAGACTTCCCAACCATTTGCACCTTTAGGTCCTGCATTGCCATGAACCGAAACAAGTATTGCAGCATCGTAATCCTTAAACGCATTAGCTTTGCTTGATCTTAGTTTTAAAGGTGTATCATCTATTTCGTGATAAATTTTTAATGTATTAAAACCTTCTGCCTTTAACATTGCATCTAATAAATCTACAATATGCCTATTAAAAACACCCTCAAAAAACCATCCATAACCATGGAATAGTTGATGAGATGTATGTTGAAAGCATTTACTTGGGTAGGTTGTATAGCGATGTGGTATGTCAAATTTCTTACCCAATCCACCATGACCGGCATCTAAAAAAATAGTAAATCTGTTCTTTTCCATGTTTTATATTTTTAAGGGCGATGTAAACCAATACACCGCCCTGTAAACGCATAAGGTAGCGAATCTGTCTGCGCCTATAATTTAAATCCGATGAGTGCAAAACCTGCAGCTACGAGCGATAATTTGGGAGGAAGTTTCACCTCTATCTCCTTCCCAGCACATTCTTTGCTTGTCTCCTTAATCTTGTCCCAAATGATTTGAGCCAATTGGATATATTCCCGCCAAGTAAATTTGATTTTGTTGTTTTCTAAATGTACTGAAATATCTTGCGTCAATTCCGCAAAATTGAAACTATAACAAGCCACATCGCCAAGCGGTGACTTTACTGTGTCTGCATTTTTTAAGGCTTCTTTTAAATTAGTCTGCATATTATTTATTTTAACGATTAAAAAAACGTGTGATTAAAACGCCAAGATTTACGCCTGTGATACGTTTTATATTTTCTGAAATGGAATATAACTCCACCGTTGCAATTAAAAACGCTGCCATGTATGTAATGTTGAAAGGAAGGCTAAAAGTATTTCTTGCACCTTCGAAAATAAGGATAGCACAAAAATAAACTACTATTTTTTCTATGGTACGATAAAGTCCACGACTATTTATCTTTTGCCCTTCTTTCTTTGCCGCGAGGATTCCTGTTGCCATGTCAGCAAAAACCACAAATACACTAAATATTAAAAATCCCTTTATAGGAACAAAAAAGCTAAATATCCATCCGCAACAAATGGCATACGTTATCTTTTCCCATCCAAGGTGCAAAAGGTTGATTAAGGTTGCTTTCATTATTCCATTTTTATTAGCCTAACATCACCGTCCACGGTTGCAAATTTGCCATCGGCATATTTATACAAGTCGTATTTAACGGAGTTAAAGTTAAAGCTAATTTGATTGGTAAATGTGGCTAAAAGCAAGTTGGTTGAAATGGAATACACCTTGCCATTGTCTGGGTTAAATATTAAACGCTTGTTGTTGTTTAACTCAATCTTACCATCAATGATTTCACCGTTAAAATTTAACTTCCAGTCACCAAGAAACTTTGCCGTGTCCCGTTGTGCCGTAGTAAAATACACAGGCTTACCACTAATTTGAACGTGCAAGTCATTGTAGTAATTAATCCTTTGCACTGATTTAGCCTTT